ATGAACGATATGGAATGGCGCGGGATCGCTGATCCCGAAGGACCGTTCGCGGCCGGGGATCACCCGGCCCGGACGGGCGTGAAGCCGGTTGCGAGTGCGGAGGCGGCGATGGATCCCAGCGAGGCCATCGCGGTCGCTGAAGGGTTGTTCTGGTCCTATGTCAAGGATCTCAAGCGTCACGAGGCCGCGTTGGAGGCCCGGCAGAGCGGGGCCGTCGATCCCGCCGAACTGAAGGAAGCCATGCAAACCGCGAAGGTCGTCCGCGAGGCGGTCGGTCTTCTGATGGCGGAAAGGAACAGGGTTGACAAGTTACGCAAGGATATCGCCGGCGGGATCGGAGGCGGCGGCCTCGACCTTGACGCGGCACGAGATGAAATCGGGCGCCGCCTGGCTTGCCTCCGCCGCGCCGGAGGAAGTTGACGCGTTCCTGGGCGGGCTGTCGGAAAACGCGCTGATGGCGTTGCCCTGGCTGTTCGAATTCTGGGCCCTGGACCACCAGTTGCCCCCCGAGGGCTGTTGGAAGACCTGGGTGATCATGGGCGGGCGCGGCGCGGGCAAGACTCGCGCCGGGTCCGAATGGGTGCGGCGGATGGTCGAGGGACCGAGTGCCGCCGCACCCGGGCGCTGTCATCGCGTGGCCCTGGTGGGGGAGACCTTCGACCAGGTGCGCGAGGTGATGGTGTTCGGGGAAAGCGGGATCCTCGCCTGCTCGCCCCCGGACCGGCGGCCGGTCTGGGAGGCCGGGCGCAAGCGGCTGGTCTGGGCCAATGGCGCGACGGCGACCGTTTATTCCGCGCATGAGCCCGAGGCCTTGCGCGGGCCGCAGTTCGACGCGGCCTGGGCGGACGAGCTGGCGAAATGGAAGAAGGCCGAGGATGTCTGGGACATGCTGCAATTCGCGCTGCGCCTGGGCGAGCATCCGCAGCAGGTGGTCACGACCACGCCGCGCAACGTCGGCGTGCTGAAACGGATCCTGGGCAATGCCTCGACCGTCACGACCCATGCGCCGACGGATGCGAACCGCGCCTATCTGGCCGAAAGCTTTCTGGCGGAGGTGGCGTCTCGGTATGGGGGGACGCGGCTGGGGCGGCAGGAACTGGACGGCGTGCTGCTGGACGACGTGGAAGGCGCGCTGTGGACCACGGCGATGCTGGAGGGCTGCCGGGTGGACCGCGCGCCGAAGCTGTCGCGCGTCGTGGTGGCGGTCGATCCGGCGGTGACGGCGGGCAAGGCCAGCGACGAATGCGGCATCGTGGTCGCCGGCGTCGTGGCCGAGGGCGAGCCGGGAGACTGGCGCGCCTATGTGCTGGAGGACGCGACCGTGAAGGGCGGGCCGCTGGACTGGGCGCGCGCCGCCATCGCCGCGATGGACCGGCATGGGGCCGAGCGGCTGGTGGCCGAGGTGAACCAGGGCGGCGATCTGGTCGAGACGGTGGTGCGGCAGGTGGATCCCCTGGTGCCGTTCCGGGCGCTGCGCGCCGGGCGGGGCAAGGGGCTGCGGGCGGAGCCGGTGGCGGCGCTTTATGAGCAGGGGCGGGTCAGGCACCTGCGCGGGCTGGGCGCGCTGGAGGACCAGATGTGCCAGATGACGGTGCGCGGGTTCGAGGGGCGGGGATCGCCCGACCGGCTGGATGCGCTGGTCTGGGCGATCCACGAGCTGGTGATCGAGCCGGGGGCGAGCTGGCGTCGTCCGCAGATGCGTCGGTTGTGAGGCTGGGGGCTTCGCGCGCCCAGACCCCCGCGGGATATTTGGACGAAGATGAAGGGGGCTGGCCTGAGGGCCGGCCCTTTTTCATGGGCATGGAGGCGAGAAATGGCGTTTCGGTTGTTTTCGCGGGAGGGCAAGGACGCGCCCCCGCCAGAGAGGAAGGCCAGCGCGACCGGCCGGGTCGTGGCCCTTGCCAGCGGCGCGGGCCGCGCGGTCTGGTCGTCGCGGGACACCGCCAGCCTGACGCGGGGCGGGTTCGTGGGCAATCCGGTGGGCTTTCGTTGCGTCAAGCTGATCGCCGAGGCGGCGGCGGCGGTGCCGCTGGTCTGCGAGGATCGCGAGCGGCGTTACGACATCCACCCGGTGCTGGATCTGCTGCGCCGGCCCAATCCGGGGCAGGGCAGGGCCGAGCTGTTCGAGGCGCTGTTCGGGCAGATGCTGTTGTCGGGGAACGGCTATGTCGAGGCGGCGGGCCTGGGTGCCCAGGGGTTGCCCGAGGAACTGCACGTGCTGCGGTCCGACCGGATGAGCATCGTGCCGGGCTCGGATGGCTGGCCCGTGGCCTACGACTATTCGGTCGGGGGGCGCAAGCATCGCTTCGACATGACGGGCAGTCCCGATCCGATCTGCCATGTGAAATCCTTTCATCCGCAGGATGACCATTACGGTCTGTCGCCCATGCAGGCGGCGGCGGTGGCGCTGGATGTGCACAACAGCGCCTCGGCCTGGTCGAAGGCGCTGCTGGACAATGCGGCGCGGCCTTCGGGCGCGATCGTCTACAAGGGCGTGGACGGGCAGGGGGTGCTGTCGCCCGAGCAATACGACCGGCTGGTGGGCGAGATCGAGATGAACCACCAGGGCGCGCGCAACGCCGGGCGTCCGATGCTGCTGGAAGGGGGCTTGGACTGGAAGCCGATGGGGTTCTCTCCCTCGGACATGGAGTTCCACGAGACGAAGATGGCCGCGGCGCGGGAGATCGCGCTGGCTTTCGGCGTGCCGCCGATGCTGCTGGGGATCCCGGGGGACGCGACCTATGCCAACTATGCCGAGGCGCATCGGGCGTTCTATCGCCTGACGGTGCTGCCGCTGGCGACGCGGGTTGCGGCCTCGGTCGCCTGGTGGCTGTCAGAGCATCTGGGCGCCGAGATCGAGCTGCGCCCCGACCCCGACCGCATTCCGGCGCTTGCCGAGGAAAGGGACCAGCAGTGGAGGCGGGTCGGCGAGGCGCTGTTCCTGACGGATGCGGAAAAGCGGGCGCTGCTGGGCCTGCCGCCTCTGGCCGAGGCGTGATCCCATGGAGGGGTCGCGTTTCGTCAAGGACAGCTTCGGCTGGCACGACCAGCGGTTCGAGGCCCAGGAACGGATCATGGCGCTGCAATTCGGCACCGTGGAAAAGCGGCTGGAGCGGATCGAGGCGCTGATCGAGGGGCTGGAGCGGCGGCTGTGGATGACCGTTTACGGCGTCGTGGCGGTGATCCTGACGCAGGCGGTGCAGGGCATTTTGGAATTCGCGCCGAAAGGAGGCTGACGGATGGTTCCGGGACTTGAGGTGAAATTCGCGGGCGGGGCGCCGGTCCTGACCGACGGGCAGGCGATCGAGGGCTATGCCAGCCTGTTCGGCCTGACCGACCAGGGCGGTGACGCGGTGGCGCCGGGGGCCTTTGCGGCATCCCTGGCGCGGCTGGCGGCCAAGGGCGACAAGGTGCGAATGCTGTGGCAGCACGATCCGGCAAAGCCCATCGGCGTCTGGGACGAGATCCGCGAGGACGAGAAGGGCTTGTGGGTCAAGGGGCGGCTGCTGCCCGAGGTGGCGCAGGCGCGCGAGGCCGCGGCGCTGATTGGGGCGGGCGCCATCGACGGGCTGTCCATCGGCTATCGCACGATCCGGGCGGAGCGCGACAGGCAGGGCCTTCGGGTGCTGGCCGAGGTCGAGCTGTGGGAGGTGTCGCTGGTGACGTTCCCGATGCTGCCCGAGGCCAAGGTGGGCCGCAAGGAGGCGGACGACCTGCGCGAGGTGGCGGCCCTGTTCGTGGCGGCTGCGGAAGCCTTGCGGGTTTGAGGTTCAAGGGTGGGGGCGGAATCCCACCCCAAGGGTTTGGATCGCTGCGGCGGTCTGAAGGCAGGGGCAGCCAAGACAGGCGGCATCCCCGATCATCGCGATGAGGAGAAAGACCATGACCGAGGTGAAAGCCGCGGAGGGTGGCGGCACGGCCGCCGACCTGAAGGGGGCCATGTTGGGGTTCGTCAGCGAACTCAAGGGCTTTCGTGACGACATCCAGAAGAAACTCAGTGCACAGGACGAACGCATGACCATGCTTGATCGCAAGACCGCCCTTCGTGGCCGCACCCCGTTGTCCGCCACCGCCGAGGTCGAGGTGCCCCATCAGAAGGCGTTCAACGCCTATCTGCGCAGCGGCGACGATGACGGGCTGCGCGGCCTGGCCATCGAGGAGAAGGGCCTGACGGTCGCCAGCGACGGCGGCTTCCTGGCCGCGCCCCAGGTGGCCGAAACGGTGCAGAACGTGCTGCGGTCCGGCGCATCCTTGCGCAGGCTGGCCAATGTGGTGGCCATCGAATCCGCCAGCTATGAGGTGCTGGTCGAGAAGAACGAGATGGGCGCGGGTTGGGCGACCGAAACGGACACGGCCGAGACGACTCCGGGTCAGATCGAGCGCATCTCGATTCCGCTGCACGAGCTGTCGGCCATGCCCAAGGCCAGCCAGCGCCTGCTGGACGACGCGGCCTTCGATGTCGAAGCCTGGCTGGCCGAGCGCATCGCCGACAAGTTCGCCCGGTCCGAGGCCGCGGCCTTTGTCGCGGGCGACGGCGTGGCCAAGCCCAAGGGCATCCTGTCCTATCCGACCGCGCTGGACGCGACGGCGGGCGCGGGCACCATCGGCGTAATCGAGACGGGCAACGCAGGCGGGTTCGACCCCGCCGCCCCTGCGGATGCGCTGATCGACCTGATCTATGCGCTGGGCGCGGAATACCGGGTCAATGCCAGCTTCGTCATGAACTCGAAAACGGCGGCGGTCATCCGCAAGATGAAGGACAGCGACGGCCGCTTCCTGTGGACCGATGCCCTGGCCGCAGGGCAGACCCCGCAGCTGCTGGGCTATCCCGTGCTGATCAGCGAGGACATGCCCGACATCGGCACCGATGCGCTGGCCGTGGCCTTTGGCGACTTCCGCGCCGCCTATACCATCGTCGAGCGTCCCGACCTGCGCGTCCTGCGCGATCCGTTCAGCGCCAAGCCGCATGTGCTGTTCTATGCGACCAAGCGCGTGGGCGGCGGCGTGACCGATTTCCGCGCCGTCAAGCTGTTGCAGTTCGCCTGATCCCGGATCGCGGGAACGGGTGAGGGAAAGACCGCGCGCGGGTCGCTGGCCATTTCTGGCTTTGCAACTGTCCGCGCGTGCTGATGGCTGGCGCGCGGGCGCGGTCTTTCCCGTCTTGAAGCGACGGCAAGGCCTTGGGGCCTTGTCCCGGTGGATGACGAGCGGACAGCAAGACGGGAGGTTCGCGAGATGATGCTGATCGAGGAAACGGCGCCTGCGGCCGGGGCGCTGCCTGTCGCGGCGCTGCGCGAGCATTTGCGGCTTGGAACGGGTTTCGAGATTGCCGAGGACAGCGCCGAGGATGCGGCCCTGGCAGGGTTCCTGCGCGCCGCGATCGCCACGATCGAGGCGCGCACGGGCAAGGTGCTGCTGACGCGGCGCTTTCGGATGCAACTGGACGACTGGCGCGACCGGCTGGGCCAGACCCTGCCGCTGGCCCCGGTGGTGTCGGTCGAAAGGATCGAGATCGACGACGGCATGGGCACGGTGACGGAAGTCCCGCCCGAGAACTGGCGGCTGTTGCCGCATGGACAGCGGCCCATGATCCTGCCCACCGGCGTGATCCTGCCGCATGTGCCGCGCCTGGGTCTGGTCAGCGTGACCTTCACCGCGGGCTTTGGCGACACATGGGCGGCGGTTCCCCCCGATCTGGCGCAGGCGGTCCTGATGCTGGCGGCGCGCTATTACGAGGATCGCGGCCAGGATGGCGCGAAAGGCGCGATGCCCTTCGGCGTCAGCGCCCTGATCGAACGCTGGCGGCAGGTCCGCACCCTGGCCGGGCGCGGCGCGCGCGAGGCGCGGCGATGAGCGTGCCGAAGCTGAGCGTCCGGCTGGAGCTTGAGGGATCGGCCCGGCAGGACGACGGGATGGGCGGCTATCGCGTGGTCTGGCAGCGGATCGGATCGCTCTGGGCCGAGATGAAGGCGCAGGCGGGGCAGGAACGCGGCGCCGAGGTCGGTCCCGAAAGCGTGGTGTCCTGGCGGATCACCGTGCGGGGCGCGCGTGCCGGCGATCCGCGCCGCCCGGCGGCGGGCCAGCGGCTGCGGATGGGGCCGCGCCTGTTCGCCATCGAGGCCGTGGCCGAGCGCGACGCGTCCGGCCTGTGGCTGACCTGCTTTGCCCGAGAGGAGAAACAGGCATGAGCTATGCGGCAAGCGTCGCCCTGCAAGGGGCGGTTTACCAGCATCTGCGCACTGATCCGGCGCTGCTTGATCTGGTGGGCGATTCGATCTTCGACGCCATGCCGGTCGAGGCGCCTGCGGGCGTTTATGTCTCGCTTGGCCCCGAGGATGTGGCGGACGCGGGCGACATGACGGCGGCGGGATCGCGGCATGACTTCGTCGTCTCGGTTCTGTCGGGGGCCGGGCAGGACGGGGGCTTCGCTGCCGTCAAGGCTGCCGCCGCCGCCGTGGCCGAGGCGCTGGACCAGGCGCAACTGGCGCTGAGCAAGGGGCGGCTGACGGCCCTGTGGTTCCTGCGCGCCCGGGCGCGCCGGGTGGAAAACGGTGCGGCGCGGCGGGTCGATCTGACCTTTCGCGCGCGGATTGATCTGGGCTGAGGAGAAAAGCCATGGCGGCACAGAATGGACGCGATCTGCTGATCAAGATGGACATGACCGGGGACGGCGCGTTCGAGACCATTGCGGGCCTTCGCGCCTCGCGCCTGTCGTTCAACGCCGAGACGGTCGATGTGACCAGTCTGGAAAGCGAGGGCGGCTGGCGCGAATTGCTGGGCGGGGCGGGGGTGCGCAGCGCCTCGATTTCCGGCTCGGGGGTGTTCCGGGACGCCAATACCGACGGCCGGGCGCGGCAGATCTTCTTTGACGGAGAGGTGCCTCGGTTCCAGGTGGTGATCCCGGATTTCGGCACGGTCGAGGGGCCGTTCCAGATCACCGCGCTGGAATATGCGGGCAGCTACAACGGCGAGGCGACCTATGAGGTGACGATGGCTTCGGCGGGGGCGCTGACCTTTGTGGCGCTGCCATGACGAACCCCCTGCGCGGAGAGGTCGAGGTGGTGCTGGACGGCACCGCCCATGTCGCCCGGCTGACGCTGGGTGCCCTGGCCGAACTGGAGCATGACCTGGGCGCCGACAGCCTGATGGCGATCGCCGCGCGGTTCGAGTCGGGCCGCTTCAGCAGCCGCGACGTGCTGGCGGTGCTGGTCGCGGGGCTGCGCGGCGGCGGCTGGCGGGGCACGGCGGCCGACCTGCTGACGGTCGAGATCGGCGGCGGACCGGTGGCCGCGGGGCGCGCCGCGGCCGAGCTTCTGGCGCGGGCCTTTCGGATCGCCGCATGAGCGGCGGCCTGGACTGGCCCGGCCTGATGCGGGCCGGGATGCGGAGCCTGGGCCTGCGCCCGGATCAGTTCTGGGCGCTGACGCCCGCCGAGCTGGCGCTGATGCTGGGGGTCGAGGCGGGCCCGCCCGCCATGACGCGGGACCGGCTGGCGGAACTGGCCGCGCGCTATCCCGATGCGCGCCAGCATGAAGGGCCAACGGAAACATCTGGATAAGGGGCGAGGGGCTATGGCCAACAAGGATGGGTTCAGTTCGACCCTGGACGATCTGGACGAGGGTTTCAGCAACACCAGCCGCATGACCGCCGCCTTCGAGGCGGAGATGGAGCGGTTGCGGCAGTCGGTGACGATGACCGCGCGCGAGGTGGGATCGCTGAGCAGCGGCATCGAGGGCGGGCTGCGGCGTGCCTTTGACGGGCTGATCTTCGACGGCGAAAAGCTGTCGGATGCGCTGAAGGGCATCGGGCGGTCGATTGCGGACACGGTATTTTCCATGGCGATGAAGCCGGTGGAAAACGCCTTGGCGGGATCGCTGGCGCAGGGCCTGGGCGGGATGCTGTCGGGGGCCATGCCCTTTGCCAACGGCGGAGCCTTCGTGCAAGGCCGCGTGATGCCCTTCGCCAAGGGCGGGGTGGTCAGCCAGCCCACGCATTTCCCGATGCGCGGCGCGACCGGCCTGATGGGCGAAGCGGGCCCCGAGGCGATCATGCCGCTGCGCCGGGGCGCCGACGGCCGTCTGGGCGTGGCCGCAGCCGGCGGCGGGTCGCGGCCGATGAACGTCACGGTCAACGTGACCACGCCCGATGTCGCGGGCTTCCAGCGCAGTCAGTCGCAGATCGCCGCCCAGCTTGGCCGCGTCCTGGCGCGCGGCGAGCGCAACAGCTGAGAGGGCCGAGATGGCATTTCACGAGGTAAGATTTCCGGCGAACCTGTCCTTCGGCTCTGTCGGCGGTCCCGAACGCCGGACCGAGATCGTGGCCCTGGCCAGCGGGTTCGAGGAGCGCAACACCCCTTGGGCCCACGCTCGCCGCCGATACGACGCGGGCATGGGGCTGCGGTCGCTGGACGACCTGTCTGCTCTGGTCGCCTTTTTCGAGGCGCGGGCCGGCCAGTTGCACGGCTTCCGGTGGAAGGACTGGTCGGACTACAAGAGCTGCCTGCCGTCGCGCACGCCCGCCTTTGACGATCAGGTGATCGCCCAGGGGAATGGCGTCACGAAGGTCTTTCAGCTGATCAAGACCTATTCGTCGGGGCCGGGCAGCTATGGGCGGCCGATCAGCAAGCCGGTCAAGGACACGGTGCGCGCCGGGATCGGTGGCAACGAGGTTTATCCGGGCGCGCACTATGCGGTGGATCACGCGCGGGGGCTGATCACCTTCGCCGAGGCGCCTCAGCCCGGCGCCGAAATCACCGCGGGCTATGAGTTCGACGTGCCGGTGCGGTTCGATACCGACCGCATCGCGGTGTCGGTGGCATCCTTCCAGGCGGGCGAGATGCCCGCCATTCCGGTGATCGAGGTGCGGGTATGACGGCGACCACGATTGCGCGCGCCTGGATGGTGCGCCGCGCGGACGGGATGGTGCTGGGCTTTACCGATCATGACGCGGTGCTGACCTTCGACGGGATCCGGTTCCGCCCCGATCACGGCATGTCGGCCCGGGCGCTGGTCCAGGCGACGGGGCTTTCGGTCGACAATTCGGAAGCCGAAGGGGCGCTGTCCGACGACGCGATCACGGAACGCGACGTGCTGGCGGGCCGCTGGGACGGTGCCCAGGTGAGGATGTGGGAGGTGGACTGGACCGACATGTCCGCCCGGCGGCTGGTCTTTGCGGGCAGCCTGGGCGAGATCTCGCGGTCTCAGGGCGCGTTCCGCGCCGAGCTTCGCGGGTTGTCGGAACCGCTGAACGCCGCGCGGGGCCGGGTATTTCATCCCCGCTGTTCGGCGCGTCTGGGCGATGGCCGCTGCAAGCTGGCGCTGTCGGGCGAGACCTTCACGGCGGAAGCCGCCATCGCCGAGGTGGAGGACGGGCGCGTTCTGCGGTTCTCGGGCTTTTCGGCCTATGAGGCGGGCTGGTTCGAGCGGGGCCGCCTGCTGGTCCTGGGGGGCGGAGCCGAGGGTTTGCGCGCCACGATCAAGAACGACATCGCCCTTGCGGGCGGCGGGCGCGAGATCGAGCTGTGGCAGGGTTTGGGGATCGCGCCGGTCGCGGGCGATCGCGTCCGGCTGGTCGCGGGTTGCGACAAGCGGGCCGCGACATGCCGCGACAAATTCGGCAACTTCCTGAACTTCCGCGGCTTCCCTCATCTGCCGTCCGAAGACTGGATCATAGCGCCGCAGGCGGGAGGAAGCCGTGGCTGAGGATGTGGTTTCCATCGCGCGGGCATGGATCGGCACGCCCTATCGGCACCAGGCCAGCACCAAGGGCGTCGCTTGCGATTGCCTGGGGCTGATCCGCGGCATCTGGCGGGAACGCCATGGCTGCGAACCCGAGGCGCCGCCGCCCTACACGCCCGACTGGGGCGAGGGCGGGGCGCAGGAGGTTCTGATGGCCGCCGCGTTGCGTCATCTGGTTCCGGTCGATCGCGACGCCGAGTGGCTGCCCGGCGACGTGCTGTTGTTCAGGATGCGGGCGGGCGCGGTCGCCAAGCATCTGGGCATTCTGTCCGGCGCGGGCGAGGCCCCGCGTTTCATCCATGCCTATAACGCGCATGGCGTCATCGACAGCCCGTTGACGACGCCCTGGCAGAACCGGATCGCAGCCCGGTTCCGCTTTCCCTGA